GGGAAAGCTAGGCACCGCGCTGACCACGTACAACGGCAAGAACGTCCTGGTGCAGCCGCACATCTCGAAGAACGCAGAGGACGTCTTCAGCCAGCGGCTGCAGCGAGTGGACTTCGGACACAAGATCTCCATCGAGTCTGCACAGGTCTACGGCAACATCGTGAGCGGTCGCAGCTACATCTCCAGAGGGCGAGAAGACCGACAGCAGTGGAAGCTGTTCCTGCTGGCAATCACAGGAGCCCAGACTGGGTTCTACTGCTCGACCCACCGACCAGACATGACGGTGACCACGCAACCAACAGCGTTCACATCAACTTTTCGGGTCGCCGACGATGCCACGGTAGCGGCCGGTTGGGAGTCCATCCCGTCACACAAGCACCTGGCCCTCGAGATGGCCGACGGGGACACCCTGTACCGGGAGATCGACACAGCTGGCACCGTCGACAATGGAGACGGCACGCATACTGTGGACGTGTCCACGGCCTTCCTAAACCCCCTCTCCAACCTAACCATCACGAAGGTTTCCTTTTTAGAGCTAGTTCGGCTAGCATCGGACTCTGTAGATATTGAGCACTACCACGATCATCGGGTAGTGAATTTGTCTCTTAGAACGATAGCTGCATGACCTACGTATCAGACGAAGCCTCCATAGAATCAGGCCAGCCCGTTGAGCTCTACGAGTTCATTGGACCAGACGCAGTTGCCAACGTGTACCGGTACACCTCGGCGGATGCAGATGTCACCTTTGACCCTGGAGACGGCGGCGGGTCTAGGACGTTCACTGCAATTGGCATCAAGAGGTCCAACGTGCAGTTGGACCAGACTGGCAAGGCACCGTCGATCACTGTGACCACGCCGGTCGATGCACAACTTGCAGTAGACTACGTCTTTCAGGTCGCGCCTCAGGAATTGTACCTAACGATATTCCGCGCCCACATCGGAGTGGGAACGGAGGAGGTCGTGATCTCCTGGCAGGGGGAGGTCATCTCCTGGCTCGCGGAGGAGAACATTGCGAAGTTTGTAATCCCGAACGACCTTGTCGCAAGGATGAGCGAGGAGGTACCTCGCGTTCGGTACCAACCGTACTGCAACAACGTTCTGTACGATGGGCTCTGTGGGATCACCAGGGATGGCATTAGAGTGTACGTACCTCCGGGTGGTGTGCTTTCGCTAACCGACACCACAGTCAACGTTGACGTGACAGCTAGACCCGACGGATGGTCAGAGGGTGGAGACATCGTCCACGACGCCACCGGAGAAACCAGGATGGTTCTCAGTCAAGTTGGAAACGTCCTGACGATCTTGTATCCGTTCTCCCCGAACGTAGATGTCTCGGATGCTGTGACGCTATCACTAGGCTGCAACCACACACTGGACCACTGCGTAAACAAGTTCCAGAACCAAGACAACTTCAATGGGATGCCATTCGTACTCTCCCAAGCGACCACGACCACGCAGTCAGGGGACTAGATATGATTCAAACAATAGTCCTAGTAGGCATTCAGGTTGGCCTGTACATCTACAGCCGATACCTCATGGAAGAGGATTCTGAGAGGCCCCTTGAGCGGCAGAAGCGGCATGGCAGCACAACTGTCGCCGAAGAGGGAACCACCGTCCCCCTAGTGTACGGAACGTGCCGAATTAGAAAAACCAATGTCATCTTCTACCAAGGCGACAATTCTTTTTCTGAGTACTTGCGAGAGGGCCCTCCCGGCACACCTGCGCTAGCCGTCCCAAAGAAGAGGGTTTCGATCAGTTTTGGACTAGGAATCTGCGCTAGGCCAGTATCCTTGGTGGACGTTGAGTTTCTTCGCCTATGGGTAGGGGACACACTAGTTTCCGACAGTACAGGGCTGACAGAGATTGGACAGGACCCTGCATACATCGTGTCGCAACCAGACTTGTGGGGCGGCGAGGACCGTGGTGGTGGCGTGTGGGGAGACCTTCGCATCTTCGACGGGGACCCTTCCCAGGTCGAGCACTGGATGACCCGGATCATAGTCAGGGGTGGACCTAACTTTGAGTCACCAACGCACCCGCAGAACTTCCCCGAGACGGGCGACCACTATGGTGGACTTCCCGGCATCTGCCACATGGTCGGGTCCAACTTCACAATTGGTGAGCGTCGGTCCATGCCAGGGTTCTCTGTGGAGATGTCCATCATCCCGGACTTCTCGAGCATACCGATCGAGTCACTAGTTGACGGCACAGGCAACGAGAACGAAGCCAATCCGGCTGCTTGCCTGTACCAGCTGCTGACAGACGACTGGGTGGGACTGGGACTAGACGGCACCACCAAGATCAACGCAGCCAGCTTTGATGCTGCAGGCGACACGCTGCGAACAGAGGGCAACGGGTTCTCGATGGTGTTCGACAACGCCACAGCAGCGTCGGACGTCATAAAGGAGATCGTCAAGCAGATCGATGGTGTCCTGTACATGGACGCTGAGACTCAGGAAATTCACCTGGACCTGATCCGAGACGACTACACACTAGGAAGTCTTCCGATCTTTGACGACGACCCAGTACTCAAGGTGGCCTCTTACAAAGAGACTGCTTGGAGTGACACGTACAACCAGATCCGCATCAAGTACGAGGATCGGGATGCAGAGTACAGCGAGAAGTTTGCTGTCTCACAAGATACAGCAAGTGCCTCCGCGACTAGGCTCAAGACCCTGGACATCGAGTTTCCTGGGGTCAAGGTGGCCAGCACTGCAAACAAGATCGCTGCTCGCGAGCTGCAGTTCTTCTCGACGCCACAAACGCACGTCACGCTCCACCTAAACAGGGAGGCAGTGTCGCTGCGACCAGGGTCCGTCTTCAAGTGGACCTGCAGCACCTACAACATCACCGAGATGGTGTTGCGCGTTCACAAAATCTCTCTTGGTGGCGTCGACGACGGTGTGATCGTAGTTGAGTGCACACGAGACAAGTACGCCGATGTGTCTGCAGTGTGGCCCGACCCCGACCGAAGGTTCACTGAAACCTTCGGTATTATCCCTGAGTCCCCCGGAGGAACTGTTGTAGAAGAGGTTCCATCAAACCCATTCTTCAACGCAGGTGGCTCAGACCAAAACTCCCCCGACTGGGGAATGGTCATCGCGGTAGTGGAGCCCATAGACGACGGACTGCCCCTCGACGTGGGTGTGTTTCTGACCACGTTCACACTCGGTGAGTACACAGCCAAAACCTCCATACAGGAGACCACGTCAACGCCAGCAGCCACTCTTGGCACTGCGTACAGCAAGTCCCTTGGGTCGCAGTACTACTACGACACCGCAACAGGCCTGGACATCACAACGTCCGACACGTCGCTAGTGAAGACCAGCTCTGCAGAGGAAGTCGGCAAGGGTAAGTCGGTCCTACTCATCGGCGACGAGTACCTGTCCTACGAGAGCTTCACCGACAACAACCCGCTGTCGTACAGAAGCTCAGACGCTGCCGTGTCTGTGCCGTCTGCAACGTCGGTGACTGTCACTAAGCCTGCAGGGACAGATGAGTTCGACCTCATGGTCGCTCTGATCAACACAGGCGACACGCCACTGACCACGTCCCCAGCAGGGTGGGCGCACGTAGCTGGGTCCCCACACCAAACGGACCCAGACACAGGCGTCGACAACTACTTCGCTGTCATGACGAAAGTCGCTGGTGGGTCCGAGCCAGCCAACTACACCTGGAACAGAGCTGCCGTGACGCTGTCCATGGGCGGCATCATCGCGTCATTCCCCAACGGACAGGTGGACTGGGTCAAGTTCACTGGTCACAGCGCTGACCATGCGTCGGGCGCAGTTGCGGACGAGTGGGCAGGTGGAGTCGACCCTGCGGCAGACGCGGACCTCCTGGTAGGCACCAGCGAGATGTACCTGGCCGGCATGGCAATCTCTGGAGCCAACAGCTCTGGAGGCGTCTCGGTGATGAGCCCGTCCGGGACCACACCCGTGTTCACGGAGCTTGAGGACATCCTAGACCCGACCGGCACAGACAGTGGCCACACGTACCTCTCCTACGCTGTCGACACGACTGCCGGCGACGTCTCGACTGGCATGACGAACTCCGTGGACCCCGCGCTGTCCACCCACAGCATGGTGTTGATTGGGCTCAAGGGACCGACGACCAAGAGCTACACGCTCAACAACGTCTGGCGAGGGTTGTTCGACACCATCCCAGTCGACCACACTACCGAAGAGCGTGTGTACTTCATGTCCGAGGTGGACATGGGCAGCATCAGTCTGCAGAAGAAGTTCACATCCGAGTGCGACACGACCATGCGGATCCAGTCTCTGACAAAGTCGGATCGGCACAGCAGCGATGCCCCAGACGTATTCACTGGCGTGGACGTTACGCGAAGGTCTCAGAGACCAAACAGGCCCACTCAGTTTATCCTGATCGATGACGGTGCCGACTCGGTGACGACTGAGCCAGAGACCGACTACGCCTACGACGCTGTCGACATCAACAAGACAGTCATCGGAGTCGATACAGGCAACGACTCGCAAAGCAGTGCCGCCGGAACATTCGGTGACGTCTGGACAAACGACCTTCGAGGAACGTGGTCCCGCCGACCAAGCGT